ATGTAGTGGGAGTTTATAATTTAGAAGATGTTAAAAAGAAAACTTTGGCTTATGTTAACATGAATCAAAGAGATATTCAAAGTTGTATGTTATGAAATCGGCGGATAAAAAGATAAAACAGTTAACAAAATTGTTACACGAATATTCTAGGTTTGGAGAGGGATTGACAACTAAAGTCTTAAGAAATCAAATAAATGAATTAAAATCGAAAACAAATGAAAATACATAAACACACAACAAACAGCTTAACATACTATCAGTGCGAACCTTTACCAGCAATACATTTGTTCGCATTCACTAAGAGAGCTTTAATAATCGATCTGATTAAGATTTACGGCTACTCATTGTTTAACACTCTAAATTTAAATTAACCATGAGCATAACTAAAGATATGTTAGACCGATTAGAGTTTAGCAAGAAACGAAAAGAACTCTTAGACAATCCAATAATAACGCTAAAGGCTCAATCGACTATCAAATATACTTTTATTAAGGATGAGAGTAAAGGGCTTTATTTTATACGCAGAAACAGAGATAAAAAAACTATTCTAATAGGAGATAAAGAACAATCTGAGGAATTTATTTTATTTGGATTGCAGGAAAATATAAAAGAAGTATTAAATTTGTTCAAGAATGCAGAAAATGGAACAGCTTGAAAATATTGTGTTTGAAGACTGCGACGATTCTAAATGTATCGCAGAAAAAACCTTCTCTTTATGGGTTGGAACATCCGAACTAAAGCCTAAACTTGCTAAATTAGGTATTACTTATAGCAAGGTAATTAAAGGTTTACATACTTTCTACTGTTTGAAAGGTAAGGAAATAGGAACATTAAAAATAAAATTATAATATCATGGCAACAAAAATAAAAGCATTAGCAAACTTTCTAGGATGTAAAAAGAAAGAAATAGAGCAAGGTTATGACGAAGATACTTTCGAGTATAGCGGAGGAGAATATAAAGTTTATACTGATTCTGAGGCAGACGATGCTTTTGAAGAATATATAGACCAATATATCGATGATTGTGTATTACATGAAATTCCTGAAAGCTATAGAAAATATTTTGACCGTGAAGCTTTTACAAAAGATTGTGAATATGACGGCAGAGGGCATTTTTTATCAGGTTATGACGGCGAAGAAAACGAACAAGACGGCTTCTATATCTATAGAACTAACTAAAATCGCGCGAAAAAAGATTAAAAAACAGATAATTAAATGGAAACAAAAGAAATACTAAAGAAAATAAAAGCATATCTCCGCAAAAAAGATATAGAAAAAACTAAAAAAGATAACGAAATAAAAGTATCTAAAATAGTAGTATCAATATTCCAAGACAAAACACCAAAACAGTCTATTCAAATGATGAAAGATATAAAAAAGATGTTTGATGAAAGACTAGACGATACTTTGAGTGAGAGCCTGGAATCGGTAAAAGAAATTAGCAATTATAAAGGAATTTAATTATGAAAATTATAACTCAAATATTTATACTAGTAGCAATGGTTATTATTACGATTAGTATGTTCACGGAAAACTTTTCCAAATTCGAAAGTACTGTATTATGTGCATTATCTATAATTTTATTAGCGGTTGGCGTAGTGTTGCAGGAGATCGGCGGGAAAAAGAATTAAAAACAAAACAATCAACAGCCATGAACACACAACAAACTAATATAAAAGAAACTAACGTTTTAATAGATGAATTTGTAGGAACTGTTAAACCATTAATAGGTAAAACACCTTTCGATAGAAACTTTCATTGTTTAATTACCGCAGTAGAAAAAATAGAAAGCTTAGAAGACGAGAACGGCAGAATAGCATACGTAACAATCTTTGGCAGCTACTGCGAAATACTTCTAAAAGATTCTGTGATAGAATGTGACGGCGAAACAAAACTACAAGCAGTTTATAAGGCTGTGATAAGCTTTATCGAATGGTATAACGAAAATTCCGCGAAAAAATAAAACAACAGTTAATTTTATGAAAACCAAACAACAAATACAAGAAGAGTTACTTATAATAAGATCTAAGATAAAAGAACTCAGAACAGAACTAAGTACTGCACATGAAACAAATAGCTTTGATGTTAGAGATATTATAAATGAATTAGATCAATTTAGGTCAAATAGAGACTTATTAGAATGGGTCTTAGATTTGGATAGTAAAGAATAAATAACTATATTTGTCGTTTAAACATTCATATAAGCAAAGAAATGCGACATAAAATAAAAAACAAAGTAGAAAAACGGTTCTTAAAATACGCCGTGCTAAACAAAAACACAAATAAAATAGATATTTATCGCTTTAAAACTAAAGTAGCAGACCTTTTAAACATATCTGTAAGGACTTTAGACAGGAAAATACCATATGAAAACGATAGTTATATAGTTTATTTAGTATCAAATGTCGTATTATAGTGGATATATTCATTAAAACACGACAAAAGACGCGCAAAAAGAAATAAAAAACAGCTAAAAGACTATGAAAACAATCAAACAACACCTAGAAATATTAAAAGAACCTTACAGAACACAAGCTTTAAATAATCTAGATAAAGACTGGAAAGACAAAGAGTATAAAGAATTATATTTAGCTCTTACAATGGCTTTTATTTGGGAAAACACACAAGAAGGCTCTGAATACTGGGATAACGTTCACACCGAAATACTTTTAAATAATCCAAATTACTTTGAAATACAAAGTTCTTAATGGGTGTACACCCTCCCACACACATTTTTGGTAGAATATTTTTCTGCCTTTTCTCCTTTACACCGAAAGAAACACTATAAAACAGCGATTTTTCCGAATTTTTACCTAATCGAATAAAAAGTAGGGCGGGACGAATTATAAACATAAGTGAATGTATTATGAAAAACATTGAAGACATATTGTATAGCAAGTCTAAAGGCTTTGACTGTACGGAAGAAGAGAGCGCAGAGGTAAAACACTGGCTTAAAAATACTATACTGCAGATAGGCTCTAGTGATATTGAGATTCATTCAAAAATACAAATGTTATTTCCTTTAGAGTATGGAGAGTATTTGGATGAGTGTAGAATACCTGATGAGTACATTATACAATATTGCGATAGTTTTGGTAATATTATTAATGTTCCTTATCATTTGGATAGTGTTGAGGTTATTAGTAGAGAACTGAGAGAAGTTGGTGTTTTTAATGTTTATTGTTAAACTGTTTCTTTTCTTTGTTTTCATTTTTTACCCGCGGATTTTAACCTAAATAAAAGACTATGAGAAAAAAAGATTTATTAATATGCACTAGAGAAGACAGCTATTGCATTGAAGATTTAAAAATGATTAGCCATCCTAAATTAAATGAAATTGTAGAGGTTGTAAAGGTAACTAAAGATGAGGACGGGACTTGGTTAGAACTATTAGGATATAATGAATATATTTATGACAGCAGTTGTTTTAGACAATTGTCTTTAAATGATATTAATAGTATTTTGAATAAGGAGATAGTTAGTGTTTAGCAGTTTCTTTCTCTTTTCAATTCTTTTTTGCGGCGATTTTTAACCTTAAAATTATTTATTATGGAACAAATACTAAATGCTTTATATACTCTTACTGAATTAGAAAAGGAAAGAGAGTTGACAACCAAAGAAACAAGCTTATATTTGTACTATTATAAAACATTAGTGCAAAATAATATAGAAATTCCCTTTGGAGTTGAAATTTAACATTAATAACAGCCTATTTAAGGCACTAAAAACATAAATTGATATGAAAGTATATTTAGTAAATTACGATCCGTGGGATGATGATAATTACGATTATTTAACCACACCTAATGATTGGACAAATGAAAAGTTTATTGAAAAAGCTGAATTAGTATACACATTGGAACAGTTTACAGAAATGTTTAATAGTGAAGAAACTATAGCTAATGATTACATTAGATTTATTTAAAACATAAAACTATGACACACTACCAAACTGCAAAAAGTATGCTTAGAGCGCACGCAGAATATGTGACAGTACAGTATAGAAATGACAAGCCAGCTATAAGGCAGAGTATTAATGATTATGTAGATTCTATAAGTAGGGATTATGGTTTATCCGATTATTATATTGGATTGCTTAGTAATTATGCGTGCAGTCTTCATCCTTGATTTTTAACTTTTTTTGCGCGAATTATGGAAAATGAATCTCCTCTATATTTACAGCAGTTACCGCCTAAAATATATGAATATGCATTTGAGTATCTTAGAGAAGAATTAGACAATCTTTATTACCCTGATCTATACATTCTACCTCTAACAGTGGAAGGAGAAGAACAAAGAGAATATTTAATAAACTACCATCACGATAGTAAAGGTAATTTAATTTGGCAGAGCATTTATAGATATGGTGCTTACGAATACAATTTTACTTTTGAAAACGAAACCTATTTAGCAATTTTAGTTAATAACGATTGATATGAAACTAATCAAATTAAAGCGTTTACCCTCAACAAAGCACTATTTTAACCTTGAATTAGGTTATAAGACTTTTTGGAACGGATATAAAGAGAGAAAAGTAGTTATAGATAAAGAATTTACCACTATAATGACATGGTGCGATACAGGGGACTATGTGAGTAATAAGTTCTATGACGTTATTATATCTTTTATTGAGAGTGGAGAAGATGAACTTTTTGTTTAAATCTTTTTCCGCGAAATTTTGCACTATTTAAGCAAAAAGTATTATATTGCACCATATAAACAAAAACATTATGAAAGAATTAATTATAAAAGCTCTAGATGAAGCCTATTTAACTTTGAGTATAAGAACACCACAAACTAAAAAAGAAACGGTTTATGCTTATATAGAAGATGTTGAACCTTTAGAGCTTGCAGATTTTATGAAGTCAAATAACATTCCAGACAATGCTTATTTTGGAGCCGAACCGAACAGTTATGATTCCTTTGATAGGGTTTGTTTATGTTGGGAAATAGATGCGCCGACAACAGATAAAGACAGATTAACGTATAAAAGAGACAAGTTTACTTATATAGCATCTAAACCAGTTTTTGAGGCTTTAAGTAAAGCAGGATTTAAAAGAAAAAGTTTCAGTTCTTTGGGACTTAGATTTAAAGACACAACTGTTTATGATATGTATATTAATAAAGATTTTGATAGGCTTGTTGAATATTACTCTCTTTATTTTTCTTTTAACGGCGAAAATAACAATTAAAATATAAAATTATGGAACTAAACGAAAAAATATTAGAAAATGATTATCCAGTATATTGGGATTATTTATATGTTTGTGATGGTGTAGTTGTACGTTCAGATGTACAAGGAACAGTTTTAGACCTTAAAAGAGATCGTAAGTGTAAAGAGGTTATGAGTTGTGACATTGAAGGCAGAAGAAAATTGCTTTCTTAGTTTGTTTTCGCCGAAAATTATATCTAAAAGCATACAAATAAACTAAAATTACTGAATTTATATTCAAATACATATAATCATGAAAACAAAAGTGGCATTTAAGAAAATAAAATGGGATTCTAATGATACCGAAATAGTAGCGATATTTATTGAACAGCTGTATAATGAGGAACTTTATAAAGACTTATTACTAGACTGCTATTCTCATATAGGTCAGCATTCATCAATACATAAGCATTTTTTGGTAGATGGTGATTTAGACGATCATAAAATAAAGACAGCTAGTAAGAAAGAGTATTTGCCTTTATATAATGAGCTGTTATCTATTGGTTATGATTTAGAGATTGTTTAATTTTTTATCCCCGCGAATTATGAACTATAAAAGATTTTTGACAGCTTATTTAAGATACATAAAGAAGTACCCAGATTTAAAACTAGAAATAATGAAAAAATACAAAGCTATTGGAGATTGCGGAATGTCAAAAGATAAAGAAGTTGTAGGTGTTTATACTTTTAACGGTTTATTCCACGAAATAAAAGATGATAAAGGTAGAATACATTCTATAAATCCTAGAACTTTAAAAGGTTTAGCGACAAAAGAAGAGAAAGTAAAAGAACAGATTAATATGCAATCGAAAATACAGAATGCAGGTTTTAATATTGTCAATTGCGGTCATTGCGGAAGTGTAGTTTTACATGAGTTAAATGAAGAGGAAACAATTGATTGCCCTTATTGCGATACTGTTTTAGATCTTTCTGATTGTCCAGATTTTTTATATGAGGGTTTAGAACTGAGCGAAGAATTTAAATAACTGATACTATGGAAGTAATAAAAATACCAAAAACTAAAATATTAGAGCTTATTAAGAAAGACAGTTGTACTTTTTATGAGCATGAAAGCTATACAGACATAAAAGTAACAGTTATTGAGAATAGAACAGATTTAGAAGGAGAATATCTTTATTTATCTTCTGATGCTTTGGCTAATCTGTTATTTGATAAAATTTATTCGGATAGTTATTTAACTGTTCTTGTTGTTTAACCTTTTTTCGCGGAAATTATGGAAAATCAAAAACAGCTTTCAAAACTGTTCAAGTCAACACACGGCAAAATGATTGGATTTTACAGAGGAAGAATACTAAGCAATCTTAAAATGATAGTTTACGAAATCAGTCCAGAGCCTAAAAGAAACCAATATGGAGATTATAAACACCAAACATCTTTTATAAAAAAGACTCATTGGAATAATAAGGTTTTGAGAATCGAATTAGACCATTTTTACGAACCGCTTGTAATTCCGAGAGAAAAATTAGACAATTATTTAATCTTTAAAGATATTGAACTATGACAAAACAAGAAACATTAGCTGAATTTATAGGATTTGATATTTTAGACGGAGGCTATTATCAATACGAAGGAGAAATTACACGATTGCTACCAGATTTTGAAGCAGATTGGAATTGGTTAATGATAGCAGTCATAGAAGCCTTCAATACAGTGGAAAATATCCCTGATGAACATGACTCAATGTGGGATTACCATATGAAAAATATAAAAAATTGTTTTTGGTCTCCCGAAAGTCCTGTAGTATGCGAAGAATTGTTTATATTTGTAAATTGGTACAATCAAATAAAAGATAAAAAATGAACACAATAGAACTTACGCCAACAGATAGTAGAAAATCATTTTACGGCAAAGCAAAGATAAAAACAGAAGGAAATACTTCTTATCTGTATTCTTATGATACTTGTGTTGCCGAATATAATAATGATACAAAAGAGATTAAAACAAACGGTTATTATTCTCAGACTACAGCGAAACACATTAATGCATTTTTAAATCATTTTGGTTTTAAATCGCGCACAAAGAAAGAACTAGAAAACAGTTAGATTATGGACTTATTACAAAAAGTATCGAATATCCAAAAGAATCACACAAGAATGTTAACATTATATTCCATAATAGGAAAATTTGGAGACAGATTATCTAAAGATGTGCAGGAAGAGTTAAGAATCGAAGCGGAGGATCTGGAAAAAGAAATTGAAAAACAAAAAGAGAGGTTATTATGAAAACAGACACGATAATTGTACTTTTTTGGGCAATATTGCTCTTATTTTTATCTTATAAAGAAATATTTAAAAAACAATCCTTAAATAATGTTTCCCTTCCCGAAGAAATAATTTTGGCAAAGAAAGGAGATACTTTAATTGTAGAAAAAGTTTCAGACAGTATTTATATAGGATTTAAACATTAAATCATGAAATACAAAGCAATATCAACAGTTTTAAGCCTAAATATTTCTAATGAAGAGAAAGCTTATCAGTTATTTCTTTTGTCCTTGAAACCCGCCATGAAAAGAGTGTTTCTATGTATTCCAAAAGGCGCGGAAAAAGCTGTAACAGCAAGACAGCTAGGAGAAAAGACAGGAATTGAAACTAAATCTATCTGCAGTCATATTAAAGGGCTCCAAAAGAAGATTGTAATAAACGAATCAGGAATACAAAGAAGAAAAACTTACTACTTATGAAAGAAAATTTAGCTTACCACAATATAGATTATGAAGACTTTAAAAGTTTACCAGATCGCCAAAAAGAAATCTTAATAATAGAATTTTATAACAATTTGTATCCAATAGCATGGTAAGAACAACTAAAGAAGGAACTACTGTAACGATTTTAAAGCAGTATAGAAATCAAAGTAATAATTATATTAACGAGGACAGCAGAATTTATGCCGATCTTTATTTAGTGAAGTTTAATGACGGAAGTAACGGTGTAATCTGCGCTACAGAACTAGAAAACAATGGAAAACCATGAAACTTATAACGGATAAACAAAAATATTGGTTTGCAAATAGAACAATTAAGGTAGGAGAATCATATATGTTTCCTAGATTTGGGTTTTACATCTATTCAAAACCTTCATATGCTTATGGAGATTATATGCGAACTAATCCTTTTACAAAAAGTTTAGATCATACTAGATTTTTAGTTAAAGAGAAAGTAAACGGTTTTTGCAGAGGTAATTTTGAAAATAAGCCTGCTAGGCAAGATGCTTATTTGGAAGAAAGAGAATTGCAGAGACGAGACATGTTTGAGAAAAGTATTTTATATCTGTTTTGTTTTATTCCTTTGGTTATTTATAACTTTTTCGCGCGGAAAAATATTAAAAAGTGAAATGTATGAAAATAGGAGCTACATTAAAGGATTATCAGAGAAGAGATGCATTTTTAGTGAAGTACATTAAAAGTCAACTGTTAAAAGCTGAGAAACAGATAAATGATTATGATTCTGAGGGGCATGGAAAAAAGAGTGCTTACGAAGATATTTTATATAAACTGACAAAAGATGACCCTGCAACAGACAGTAAGTAAAATACTCAAAAAGAAAGTCTCAGTTAGAAGAGCACAGTTATTTGCAGTAGAAGAGTATGGCGTCTTAGCAGCTTACATAAGAAACCAGGCTGTACAGGAGATTCTTAAATATCGCGCGGAACAAAAAACTACAGAAGAATATCAGGAAACCCAAAAGATATACTACTATAGAAATAAAGATACTCATCTTAAAAAGCAGAAAGAATTGAATTTTAAAAAGAGAAGAAATGGAAATATGTGAAAAATCAAGAGAACTCGGATTCATAGAATGTTTATATAATGAAGGAAAATTAAGAGAAAGTAACGCAAAAAGATATATTTCTTTAATTAAGCAATTCAAATTAGAAGCTGATAAATATATTTTAGAGTATATTAAAAAAGAATTTCCGCATTTATTTAGAAACAAAACTAAATTAAAGTGTTATTCACAGGAAGAATTAAAAAATTTACTCTCTAAAAATAAAACATTTTTTCTAGTGAAACATTTAAAAGGTGATCTTAGAAAATGGTATTATACTGAAAATTTGTGTGAGATATTTGTCTGCGAGCATGATTATAACAAAGACTGGCAGGTTACAATGTATCACAGAGGTGTAAGAACTTTAGGTAATATGGGACTAAATACTTTTTTAGAACAGCTAAATAAAGGATTCTGGCTTTTAAATGAAAAAACGTAAAAAGAAATAAATATGAAACTGCAACGCTATATAAGACTCCTAAGCTACGAAAATGCTCTGAAGGTAATTGACTTCGTAGAAAATTTAAATGTATATGAAAACTATGCCAATATAACGCCTGGCGGAGTTTCCTTGCAGATTTTAGAAAAAGATTTCCAAAAAGTACTGGATTTTATAACTTCGTTAAATGCAAGATTTGAAATAACTCTGGAGCATCCTAGTAAAGTAGAACAAAAAATTGTAGAAACAGTTAAAAAAGATTCTGTGATTTCAGTTGAGCTTTTAAATTGGTACAGTAAAGAACAAGATGATTTGACTAAGGAATTTCTAGATGATCTAAAATTTTAAATTATGATACGATTAAGAATAACACAGATATTTGCAGTATTTTTTACACTGACTTTTTTCACTACTATTATTGTAGGAATAGCTTATTTATTTGATTCTGAACCTAAGAATCTGTACAGAGTTTGGAAATTTTTAGGAAGCTGTTTGGTGGTTTCTTTTTTGTTTCAACTTTTATTCGGCGTAAAAATAACTTGGAAATAATATGTACAAAATAACCACACAAACAATCCCTACAGCTATTTTAGATGAAATGATACCTTCTAATATTATCTTGCGCGATAAGCTCCTAAGAAAAGTAAATGAACAGTACCAATACCGCCCAGAAGTATTTGAAAAAGTAAATAAAGGCGATTATTCTTTCATTGAAAGCCTTTTAAACACACATATATTCAATTACCATTAAAAATAATTCAGTTTTTACTTGCAGAATCAAATAAAATAATTAACTTTGTAAAAATTTAAGATATGAAACTAAAAATAACAAAATCAGAATTACAGGAGATTCACAAAATTGCATGCGCAGATTGGGCTAAGAAAATTGCTAACTTCACCTTGAGAAATCCGTTTGGAAATGAGATAGAATTTTCGGCAAAAGAAATAGAAGAAATGCTATCAGCTTCTACAAAAGAACAGTTACCAACAGTTAAAAGAATATTTAACGTAGTCGATACATTTGAATCAATTAAAACATTAGAAAACGCTATTTTATTTTTAGGCGAGTCCGATGAAGAAGTAAAACAGTTGAGAGTTCTTCAATCAGTAAAAATATCAGATAGGATATTAGCACAACAAGAGGCTGTATGTTTTGTTAGAGCATTAAACGATAGAGTAGAATTTGATTGGAAAGACAGCAGTCAAGAAAAATATAGAATCTGGTGGTACATGGATTCGTTCCGTTTCTACTTCTCTGACTGGTTTGGCTCGAGTGCTAACGTTGCCGCCTCACTTTGCTTCAAGTCTAAAAAATTAGCAGATTTCGCAGGAAATAACGAAAATTATAAAAATATTTGTAAAAGGTTTATGTATTAGGAATATTAGCTCCCCTTCATTCCATTTCAACAACTCTAACTGGAATGGCTCGAATACTAACATTACCACCTCAATATTGTAATTTTTAATACAAAAGACCTCACCTCTTGGTGAAAAATAAATAAAAGCCTCAGCTCCTTAGTAAAGCAATTGAAAAGGAGCTATTTGAAGCAATAGATGAAAAGAAAAGGAAATTTATACGAAACGATAATTAGTCTAGATAATTTAAAAAATGCTGTAAAATTAGCTAAGAAAGGAAAACTAAAGCAATTTGGCGTAAAAAAGTTTTTAGAGAACCAAGAAGAGAATTTGAATATTTTACATGAATTATTAAATCATAGAAAATTTAAGACATCTGAATATAGTGAAATTCAAATATTCGAACCCAAACCAAGAGTAATAGCGAGATTGCCTTTTTATAAGGACAGAATATTGCATTGGGCTATAATGTTACAGTTGAGAGATATTTTTGTAAAATCTTTCATAGCTCAGACATATAGCGGGATAAAAGGAAGAGGTATTCACAAAGCTTCTTATGATCTGAGAAAAGTTATAAAAAAGTACGACTATTGTTTAAAATTAGATGTTAAGAAGTTTTATGAAAACATAGATCATAATATTTTAAAAACCCTCTTAAGAAAAAAGATTAAAGATAAAGAGCTTTTAACTTTATTAGATGAAATAATAGATTCTTATCATAGTGGCTTGCCTCTCGGTTCATTAGTTAGCCAGTACTTTGCCAATTTTTATTTGAGTTATTTTGACCATTTTATTAAAGAAAATTTAAAAGTAAGATCATATTTCCGTTACATGGATGATATGGTAATACTATCTAATAATAAAGAGGAACTGCATAATATTTTTGCAGACATAGAAATTTATTTAAAATGCCTTAAACTAGAAGTAAAAGAAAATTATCAGATTTTCCCCATAAAAAAGAGAAGTATAGATTTTGTAGGCTATTGTCATTATAAAACACACACTTTAATTAGGAAATCTATAAAAAAGAATTATATCAAGAGTAAAAATAAAGAAAGATGGAATGGGTGGTTTACCCACGGAAACACAGTAAATTTAAGAAGGAAATATGAAAACAATCAACATTAACGGATCAGATTACACAGTAGAACAGCTAACTAAAATTCTGGAAGAAGCTAAAAAGAAATCTCCTATGGACAAAGTTTATGAATATCATAATACCACAGAAGAGGAATTTGAAAATTTGTATAAAAATTTACCTTTAAATGTAAAATACCATCAAAAAGAAGTGATGATAGTAAATTATTATAATAAAGGTGAAAAAGCTGATTTCAAAAACGCAAACCAAAAGAAATACTACGGTTGGTTTTATTTAGACGAGTTCCGTTTCTGCCGCTCTTACTGGGGTGGCTCGGGTCCTAACGTTGCCGCCTCGCTTTGCTTCGTTGGAAAAAACGCCGAGAAAAATTTAAAAGAAGCAACTGTAGAATTTTTTGAAGAATTTAAATTAAGTAGAACAGCATTATTATAATATGAAAAATAACATAATTGGGCAAGAAGCTCTTATTACAGAAGTAAATAAAATATTTAGTATTTTTAAAGCTTCTGAATGCGCTATTAGACCTCATTTCATTTTAACAGGGGCAAGTGGGAGTGGAAAATCTTTCACAATAGCTAAATTGACATTATAATGAATTTAACACATTTGCAAAATTAAAGTATTCTTCCTATATTTGTGGCTTAATTGATAGAAGTCGAACACTGTCATAAACCGTATAAGCCTCAATTAGAGTAACTTTCTTTGTTCGACCCTGAAGATAGTGAAATTTGCGAGGCATTTTTATTTATAAGCCAAAATGGAAAACGAAGAGATTAAAACAAAAGTATGTAAGAATTGTAAAATAGAGAAAGAATTAAATGCCTTTTCTAAGCACAAAGATTGTTTACATGGAGTGAATACGACCTGTAAAAGTTGTATAAATAAAGAGGAAAAAGTAAAAAGAAGGTTAGCTACTGAAAAAGAAAAATCTCTTCCAGCTAATGGTTTAAAAGTTTGTGGTACATGTAAAACAGAAAAAAGTATAAATGAGTTTAGTCAAAAAGCAGATAAAAAAGATGGTTTAATGAATCGTTGCAAAAAGTGTGTTTCACAGCATTACTATAGAAATAAAGATTCTTTAACTGCGTCACATAAAATTTACTACGAAAATAATAAATCTGTTATAAATTCTTATAAAAATGAATGGATAAAAACTAAGCGTAATTTAGATCCGAGTTATAAACTTTCAAGTAATATTTCTGCATTACTAAGGGGCACTTTAAAGAGGAAAAATATTACAAAAAATAGTAAAAGTCAAGACATTCTAGGCTGCACAATTGAAGGATTTAAAGCTCATATTGAATCCCAGTTTTTAAATTGGATGAATTGGGAGAATTATGGGGATAAGTGCCAACCCTTAGAATATAACTGTTCTTGGGATTTAGACCATATTATTCCTATATCATACGCTAAAACCGAGGAAGAAATATATTTACTTAATCACTGGTCTAATTTTCAACCTTTGTGCTCAAAAATAAATAGAGATGAAAAGAAATCTTCTATATATTCGCTAACAAACTTAGAATTACAAATAACTATAATAATAGATAAAGAAAATGAATCAAACACTTAAAAGAATAGATGAAGAAAAGATTTTGTTCTTCGATTCAGAAACAATAAGAAAAAATAAAGAATTAGATATAAATTCCAAAGAATTTGAACTATTTCAGAAAAAAACAAGAAATAGAGAAACTGATGAATACTTATCTGATACTGAAGTAATTGAAGAATACTCAAAAAGAGCGGCACTTAAAATGTGCTATACAAAGATAGTATCTATTGGAGTAGGTTTTATTAAATCTGGAGAAGTACATATCAAAGCCCTAGAAGGAACAGAAGAACAGATTATTCAACAGTTCTGTAATATCTCTCAATCCTTTGATTATTTATGTGGAGCAAATATTATTAAATTTGACCTGCCAATGATATCGAATAATGGTTACAGATATTTTGATGTCTGTGAGATTCTACCAGACAGATTTGTAGTTAATGGAAAGAAACCATGGAACATTGATAGAGTTATTGATCTACAGGAAATATTTCAAGGAACTCATTATTCACCAAGTTCAGTTGATGAAATGTGTTATCATTTTGATTTACCAAGTCCTAAAACAGATTTAGAAGGCTCAAAAGTATCTGATGAATATTGGGATAATGGAGTAGACAAGATAAATACTTATGTTAAAGGTGATGTATTTGCAAATGTAAATCTGTTCAAGAAAATGCGTTTTGAGGTGCCGTTTGAGGAGTTTATAGATAAAAATGAAAGTAGTGAACCTTTAACACAAGAACAATCAATACTTAAAAAACTATACTCTTCAAAACAGTTTAATTATGAGGTTAAAGAGTATTTAAAAAATGCAAAAATAACTAAGAAGGATAAACCAACAGTTCAAAAATTAGTTCTTGCACATTATTTAGAAAAAATAGAAGTCACAGCACAGAATAAAAAAGAGTTAACTGAAATAAATAAACAAAGAACAGAAGAAATCAAAGAATTTTTCAAAACATTATGATAATACTGCCAAAAATTTACGAAGATAGAAATAGTAAATATCCTGAACATAAAGGGAAATATAAAATTAGCTATTCTCAATATACAAGCTATAAAGATCCTGAGTATCAAAATGATTATTATGTCCAATATTTTTCTAAAATTGATGTAGGAGGAAACGTGTTTAGTGACTTTGGTGGATATTGCGGAACAAAAATAGAGCATAACGCTTTAGGTAAAGAGTATGAAACACCTCTATTAGAAGAAGATTTAAAAATACTCAAAGAGAAAGTAGATTATCCAGATAACTGCCAATATGAGGACGAAATTTGCATAGATTTTGGGGATTTTGTTTGTGAGGGGTACATCGACCGAACTTGGTATAGAGAAGAAGGAGTAGAAATCAGAGATTTTAAAACTTTAAATTTAGCCAAAAAAGAAAAATACGAGTCAGAGGATTATAATCAAACCACAGCATATTGTTATCAAAAAGAGGTAGAGGGGAATAATATTTTAAATAGTGAAGTATTCGGTCTTGGTAGAAAAGGTTTAAGTTTTGAAGGTAAAGGTAATTATAGAATACGATTATCTGGAGAAACAGTCATTATCCCAACCCCGTACAGCAAAGAGCGAGCAGAAAAATTTAAAAAAGAGATGAGAGAAACTGTTCAAAGAATATCGGAGGATTATAAGGTTTATTTAAAATATTTCGGATAATGAAAAAACACAATCTGATCTTCTATAAGGAAGAGGAATTTGACAAACCAATTAGTGAATTACTAGAAGGATTGAGAAGCGATTTGGCTAAAATAAGAGGTAAGGTTTATGATATAAAGCATAATCACGGATATAAAGATAGATTAGAGCTTTTTGAAGGGGGGATTACTTGTATTATAAGTGCTATGAGTAATGCTGTTGATGAGTTTAAGAAATATGAATAACTGTTTTTAAATCTTTTCCCGCAAAAATAGAAATATTTCCTTGCAGGATTAAAATAAAAACAGTAATATTGGAGAGGAAATAGAAAAGGCAGTTCCAATCTTACCATGAGGTATTGTAGAGGAGGGCGTAAGGTCTAGGATAATGACTTAGAGTACCTTTTATATTTCTTTTTCCTCGCGAAATTTAAACAAATAAAATATGGAAAATAAATATAAGGAATTAGAATTTTTTGGGCATGATATAGACTCTGTAATGAAAGAGCTGTCTAAATACAAAGAAAAGAGTCAATTAGTTTTTGTTGAATTTAATGGGGAGAAATTGTACTCAGATATTGATGATTTGGATTCAGCTTACAAGAAAGTAACTGGTAAAACTAAATCAGAGTTCGATGAAGCTAGGAGGTTAGAAAGTGAAAGATATAAAGAGGAAGAAAGAAAACATAAAGAAGCGATTCCAGAACTGACAGTTGAATGGATTGATAAAGGCAAGAAAGTTTTAGATGGGAAATATCTTGAATTATGGGAAAAGTGTGTTCCGATTAGACTTAGTGATTTATACAGAGGATTTGAATTAGGGGCTTGTCTTGAAATTGTTGAGAAATTGAACGGAGGTTGTGATATCGAAACTGCTAAAAAGATAATTTGGGATCAAGGTCATTCAGGGATGTCTTTCGGTTTGGTGCGCTCAATGGTAAAATCATTTTGCGATAGAGGAGAAGAATTTAGTAACTTTGTAAAAGATTAATTATGAAAAGCGAATTACAAAAAGATTATGAAAAAATCACTGATTTCAGATCAGATTGGCTCACACCTTTAATGGAAAAATATGGTTTAACAGAAGAGGAAGTATTAGACAGTATTAATTATTAACAAAAAATTAGAGATTATGTTATTAGGAGATTTTATTTTAACTTTACTTGCTATAATATTTTTAGCGGTTTTAGTAATTAGGTACAAAGTGACCAAGGAAGATAGTTTTTTACACTATGTGTGCGGTAGAGGATTTCTTAAATATATGTTTAAGGCTTTTGCCATGCTATACATTATTCTTATTATTGCCATTTGGATTGGTATATACTTCGAAAAACACCCTATAAATACAGACTTTTTATATTATAAACTATGGTAACACACAAAATTATAGAGAATCCACCATACGATAAAGATGCTCCTAATACTTTTTGGATTAAGAGGGAGTTTAAGCTGTTTGGTTTTACTTTTTATTCGCGGCTTTTAGGAGATTATACGATGGATTCAACTTACGGATATATGGGTGATATGCCTTTCTTTGATAGAGAATCGGCGGAAAAACGATTAGAAATTTTAAAACAATAAAATGACACAGGAAATATTATTTGGACTTACATTTGTATATGGTATTGTACACTTGTTAACATTGACTAAATTATTTGATAAGTCTCTACAGACTATCACAGAATCATTAACCTTTGAAACACCTAAATGGTTAAAACTAATAGGTTACTGGTTTTTATATTTTAGTTTGGTTTATCAGTCTATTTTTTGGGCGAAATTTTTAAATATTTTATAGATATGAAATGGTACGCAATTATGATGTGTGTTTTATTTGTCTGTCTTGGTGCAGGAGCGTGCTTAGAACAATATTTGAAATCACAGGAAAGACAAAAGGAATTAGAAATTAAAAAACTAGAGTTACAATTAAAATTAAAACAGAAATGAAAATAACAGAAACATTAAGTAAAGATGAGTGGGGAGAAGATGGAACTCTAGAAATTGAGTTGATTACAGATAAATTTACAGGGTCTGTCCAATTCGGATCGGGAGAACCTGAGGATATGACTTTGAATAGAGATTTAAGTGACGCTTACAGTATTTCTAATTTATTAGTCGCTGCCTATGAAGCAGGTAAAAGAGGAGAAGACATAGAAGAAATTTTTATAGATGAAGACGATGAATAACATTTTCAAAAAAGATAAAGTAATTGTTTTAGATGATAAGTATAGTCTAACGAATGACGGCGGGAATGGAATACAATTAGTATTTAAGGAAACACGCAAAAAAGAGAAAAAAGACAGCAAATTACTTGAAGAATACGAATACACTGATTCATACTACTTTACAAGAATTAACCAGGCTCTGAATAAGTATGTAGAATTAACTCAGAACAATTTTAAAGATTTGGAAGATCTGATAAGCAAAACAGATAAAGTTTTTGCAGTTATTGAAGAATTTAATTTAAGATTTAAACAGTGGTAATATGAAACAGCTTTTTGATAAATACAAATTCAAAACCTTCACTCATCAGGATGGTATTGAGGGTAAGATAGTCGGCTACTGTGACAATAACTTAATTGGTGCATGTGAATCGTGTAATCCAATATACAGTTTCCGCCGATTAGATAAAAATACATATATTGATGACGCTTACAAAGACAATAAATGGAGATACTTCTATGTAAGCGAGAAGACTGCGGAACAAAGCATATGAAATACACATACAAACAAATCTCTGAAATAACTGGTAAAAAAGTAGAAAATCTCCGAGGTTTAGTGAGTAAATTAGGAATAAAAAGGTATATGGTGCGAGGAGTTACTAAGATAGATAGACAAGGTCTTGAAACTATAGAAGCCCATCTCGCACCAAAAATATCTAAAACAAATAATAAATACAAAATAAGAGTAATTGAGAAGTATCTTGAAACAGATAGTATAAGAGAAGTTTCTCGTTCCTGTAAAATAAGCCGAATAACTGTTAGAAAAATAATTGACGAGTGGAAGAATACAGGATCTATAACAGTAGACAGCTGTATGAACTTTCCAGAAAAACAGCAGAATAAAGGAATTTTCTATAGATGTCGTAATTGGGGCTATGCTTTTACAAAGTCAGGGAAAAGATACTATAAGAGAGGTTTTGAGACAGAGAAAGAAGCTATTGATGCTTTGTATCTGTTAAAAGAAAAATTAAATAATGAATAACAATACAATTTTAAGTTTAGATATAATAGTTTCATCCCAAATATTACTAGAATATCTGGAACAATTTCAAAGAACGCCTTTATACAGGCAAAAGAAAGTAAACTTAATAAAATCACTGATAAAGGAGTTGGAAAAGGATACAGAAGATGAGTTCAACAAGGCTTTCGGTTTAGACGAGAACACTTTACTTACAATACAGCAGAATTATGAGTATGCTTTAAAATCTTTTGCAGTTCGGAATATTCCAAATAAGATAGTAATGGCACAGCTTATGATGGCTTATGAAAAAGACCCTTCGTCTATGGAAGCCAATATACATAGAATTTTAAAGAAAAATTAGGGTAAGATTGAAAAGTTTTACCCTTTTTATTTGCAAAATAGAAAAATAGTGTTACATTTGCATAAATAATAACCTAGTAAGACTGTTAGAAAGTTGGAAATGTATTAAGAAGTTCGATTCTTCTTGGAGTAGCCGTAATCAGGTCGGACTTTGAATTATAACTTACTTAGGTTTAACTAAAAATAACAAGATATGAAAGAAGAGTTAATTGGAAGAAGTGTTCAAGGTTTTAAATTTGGAGAGCCGTATGATTACGAGGGTGGTTTTATGGATGAATATATTGGTGCAGATGGTAAAATA